CGTATCCCCGGCTGGGGTGGTGTGAGTCACTTCTGACGCCCCTAATACAACCCCGGTGGAAGCGGCCTGAACAAACATTTCCCCGACTCCGCCAATTACGTTATGTCTCCCGCAGATAATCACCCAATCCTCCGGGTCTGGAATAACCCCGCCCAGGTCGCCCTCGGCATGAGCGTAAAATGTTTTAGTCCCGTTGAAGCTATGCTGGCGCTGAACAATTGTATAGTCCGCTCCGGAAATCTGGAAAATGTCGTTATTGTAGCTGACCGGTGAGCCTGATGCGATGGTTGCGAATTTTACCAAAATCAAAAAGACGCAATCCTGCCTTGTCCCTGAAAGCACATAGCTGAAAACATCGTCATTTGTTGGTGCGGTTGAAAAGTCAAATGTCAACCCCTTCGTCGCGGCCTCTGTGCCGTTATAACTGACCCCATTGCAAATGAGATTGAACGGCAGGGATGCGTCGTGATCCTCAATAGTGGTGTAATCAATAGCACCAACCTCCGCCCATGTTCCCCATGATGTCGCGCCATGGGTGCCGTTTTGCATCTTCGCGGCAGTCATGGCGCCGGAGCCGTCGGAGAAGTTGACGACGATGTCGAAGGGAACCGGTTCATTGGCTCCGGCTTTTTTCCGCGCAATGGATGAATGGTGTCTCATACTCTTAGTTTCCGTCCGTCCACGCGTTTGTTGAAGCATACCATCCCGTCCCGTCCAGATAGGTAAATACAGCAACGTCCCCCGCTGTGCTGGTGTTGGTGACTTTATCCCCGTCAGCCAGTGCGGTTCCGTCCAGATAGATCAGGTCTGCGGCGTTCGGGTCCACTGATACCGCAACGGCCCCAATCGTAATGACCGTAAAGGATGCCCCTGCGGCTACGGCTGGAATGGTAATGGTTGCCGCGCCTGTGACGTAGATGGTTCCGCCGTAGAGTTCCCGGCTATCCGTGGTGCCGATGGTGTAGTTTGCGGCGGTGGACTTTGTGACGATTTGGGCAAGGGCGACTGTGCCGGATGCGTTCGGAAGCGTGAGGGTATTGTCTGCGGTCGGGTCAGTGACAGCAATAGTAGTTTCAAATGCGTCTGCGGTAGCTCCTTCAAATTCCAGTGAACCGGCAGTAACTGCGCCAGTTGTTGCAATGCTGGCAACCCCACTGATTGCATCCCCATCGCTTACGGTAATCCCGGTGGCTTGCGTTCCCTTGCCGGTTCCATCGGATCGGATCAGGACGTTATCAGTTCCGAATGCGGAGGCGGCGGTTACGTCGCCGGTTCCGGTTACTGATTGCCATGTTGCGGCGGTTGAGCTTGTAGCGGTCAAAACCTGACCTGAGCTTGGTGCAGTTGCTGCCGATACGCTGACGGTAGTGGTTGCGGACTTAAGCCCGTTGGAAATGCCAGCGGTAAGGCCGGTTGCGGTTCCGGTGATGTTGGTTCCGGTCAGGGATGATGGAGTTCCGCCCGCTCCGTTGAATAGGACTGGAGCGCCAGCCGACCCGACGTTGACGGCAAGAGCGGTTGCGATTCCGGTTCCGGGGGTGATTGCGGCCCATGAAGTCAGGTCGGCATCTAATCCCTGAAACGAGCTTACAAACGTGCTCCAGAAAATCTGCTGCGTTGCATCCGTGCCTGCATCCCAAATCGGGATAGCGTCTCCGGCTGCGGGAACGGTCATCGTGGGGTAATCCACGGCGGAATCCTTTGGTGTCCAGGCGGCACAAGCCGCGCCAGCCAGGGCGAGAGTGATTACGGTGATTTTTGATTTCATGTGATTTTGATTATGGCGCCAGAGTCAAGACGACGCTGCGAACTGTGCCATCGGTGCCTTTGAGTTTTAGGGTCACGCTGGTGTTGCTGGTGGCCTCGAAAACCATGTCGCCGTTGCTGGCCGGGGTGATGGTTGCGGGAGGTTGTGCGATGATGCTGCGCACCCGCAAATCCCGATAGGCGTTGGTGGTGCCGCTGTTGATTTCGGCGACTCCTGCGGCGTTGCGTTGCAAGGCCACATCGTCAGCAGCACCCATCACAAAGCGACCCGTGGCTGACCTTGCGAAAATGGCGGGGATGAGTGCGTAACTTGCAAACGAAGCAACCGATCCATAAACCTGCCCGTCAACCTGCACCCTGAAACGGCTTATTCCGCCCGACCGTAAATCCATCAGTGAACTCGCGGCATTGCTGGCGGTGTTTGTTACGTCCAGTTTAAATGCGGTTGGAATACCAGTCGTGTTCCACGTTGTTGCAATCTCAGCCAGGCTAGTGGCTTGCGTTCCGGTGAGGGATTGCCCCGCCAGTGAAAGCGCGGCGAATGCCGGGGAGTCGGACGTTGCCAGCCCAAGGGTTGCCCGTGTTGGTGTGGCGGCATAAGCCCCGGTTCCAAAGGCCCCGCCCGCTGCGCTGGTAAGGCTACTGGCGGTCACGGCGGCATTCAGCGTGTTGCCGGTCAAGGTTGCGGCTGCTGCGGTTACAGTGATTGCGGCGGAACCATCAAAGTTGGTTCCATTGATTGCGCGGGGGGTCGCTAGAGCCGTAGCCGTTCCCGCATTGCCCGTGATGGTTGAAATTGTGACATCGGAAGACAGGGCGCTTCCGTTGATCGTGCGGGTTACAGGCACGTAGGTTGTCGCGGCGGTCGCGCTGGCGAGGTAGCCGGAAAGGTCTTGGTCCCCGGTATTGGTTCCGCTGCTAGTTCCGCTAAACGTCCCTGATTGAGTGGCGAGGGTTCCGAGTCCCGCAGATGTCCGAAGTCCCGCCGCATCCACTGTGGTAATCAAACCCCGCCCGAAAGTAGTTGATGCCAGAGCGGCCAGTGAAGTCAGGTCGGAATCAAGTGGTTGATACCCGGCGGCAATGGTTGCGGTCAGAGCATATGGCGTCAGGTCCACCGCTCCGGCTGGCGTGCCGTCTGATACCCATAAGTCGCTAGAATCACTCACGCCAACGCCATCAGAATCCCCAAGGACGGTATCAGTTCCGGTCCCGGCTTCCAGATCGGTTACACGGACATCCAGTGCGGCAGTAGCGGCCAAGGTGGTATAAAGCGCATCGGCAGCGGACCGGGTAAGCGCAATTGCGGTATTAGGTGGGGAGGGAGCGGTCAGGCTTGCCCCGTGCTCCATCAGCTTTAACGGAGCCGTATAAAGCACGTCCAGAACGTCGTTTGGCGCGATAGTATAAATCACCAACCAAAAGACGCCGGATGCCGCCCCATTAAGGGATTGGTTCATCTGCCCCGCCGTCATTTCAATGTCGAAAGGCCCTGCCTCGGTTGGTGCGTCTATGTCTGTAGCCGCAAGGGGCGCGCCGGTATCCAGCTTGCTTGCCCGGATTTCTGCCGTGAGAGTCGTTACGCCGGTCAGGGTTGGACGGGTTGCGTCCAGTTTAACCCGGAACGTCAGGGCATTAGCGCGATAGGCTGAGATTGCAGGCGCTTCCGTGACGGGGCGGGTTGCTGTGGTGTTAATGATCCGCGCCTGAGCTAGTGCGGAGGCGGCGGATACGGCCAGAAATAGGATGGTGATAATGTTTCTCATGGTGGCAATAGCCGGATAAATGAACGGGCCTCCGGGCGGTTACGGACTTTCTCCCATACCCCATCTCCTTCACGGCCCCCGGATGGGCCTGTATTCCCTTCCACGGTGAATACCTTGGTTCCAGAATCGTTGACCACGATCCCGATATGAGACATATCAAACACGATCAAATCACCTGTGCGTAGTTGGTTTTGTTGGCTGTCGGTAAGGATTAGAAGCCCGTTCTTCCGTGCCCAATCCTCAAAGCCGAATGCAGCGGCGGTCTTTGGTCGCCACTTCTCAAACTGAGCCGGTGACTTTCCGAGCGCCTTTAATACTTCCGCATCCTTCCCCCATTCACGGATACACCAACAGACGAATGCCGCGCACCATGGCCAGCTAGTTCCGCCTAGATTCGTTGCGGCTTGATACTCGCGGATGCGCTTCCCTGTATTGCGTGATGATTCCACCGTTCCGACTTCATTTCGGGCGGTTGAGATTAGGCGCAATCTAAGGGGTAGCGTGCTCATGCCTTACGGGTCCAAGCCAAGAGAAGGTGAATAATCGTGTCCACCAACCATCCAGCCTTGTCATTCAGGAAGGAGACAGCGGCAGTCCGAACGAATCGGAGCTTTTCCGGCCCCTTCTCGAAACGATTATCTGCCGTCTTGATGGCTTCGATGATGTAGCCGACGACTTGCTTATTGTTATCCGCAAGCCAGGTGGCGAGGTATTTAAGGAGGTAAGTTTTCATGGGAGATTCAGGTAAACGAGACGGGCAATAATGCAGGCAACGGCAGCGATTCCGCAGACAAAGGAAAGAAGGCAACCAACCGGGGCGCGGCGTTCTTCCTCAGAATCCAAGGGCGCGTAAGGTCTTGAGGGCTTCCTGTTCATCTGCGGCTTGCCTTTCTAGTTCTGAATAAGTGCGGGGGATCAGGGGGGTAAATTGAAGCGGTTCCGGGTGGATTGGGGTTGCCCAGGAATCAAGTTGTGCGGAGGTCAGGGTTTGTTTTGCCGTCCGGTAGTCGTGGGAACAACTAGTCAGAATCACCAAACAGGGTAACGCTGCCTTTGGTAACCATGCGCAAACCAACTTGCAGAATGCCCGCAGCCATGAGCACAACGTCAGCATGAGCCGCAAGCCACGGGGCGAGGTCTGGTGCGAAGGAACCAAGAGCACCGGCCACGGCAACCAAGACCCCGGCAAAGACTGACTTGGATTTGAAGATGGATTTGGATTTGGTGATTTCATTCATGATGTCGTTGTTTTGAGTTTGGCTACGGTGTCAGTCCATTCCTTGCGGAGCTTGATCATTCGGAAATGGCATTGCGGAATCGGGCAGTTTTTGTATTCGGCAATGTCGCGTTTGTATTCTTCAATCTCAGATTCCATATGCCCAACCTTGCGGTTGAGTGCGACGACTTGGGAAAAGAGATAAGCAACGGAGCCGGTCAAGGTTGTTCCGATTGCGGCGACCCATCCAACGGCGGTCTTGAGTAGTTCCGTATCGTCAATGGTCATGGCGCGGCAGGGGTTGGGATTGCGGCGGCAGGAATCGCTTCCTCAACCGGGTTGAGAATCTTCACCTTCTCCACATCGGCGGCGGATTGAATGCCAACCTTCTTCGTTTCCTCTTTGGCGAGAATGCGCGTGGTGCTTTCGGAAGTGCGGAAGGCAGACGTTGCGGCTTCCGTTGCGGCTTTGATGCCGTAGTAATTCACGATCTTTCCCGGAATTACCGTCTCATCCTTGCCTGTGTCGGCATAGCTGAGATTCCCAAGCGGCCCGGAATACGTAGCGGTTTCATTGGCTGACTTAGTGAAGATCGACCCGCCAAGACTCACATAGGAATCGCCTGATTTCATCATAGGCCGGACCGTGCAAGCCGGGAGCGCGAGGCAGAGTAAAAGGATTCGCGTCATGGTTTTGGGGGAGTGTCAAGGTTTGCGAGTTCTTCCGGGAGGATGCGGATTGGATCGGTGTAAAGTTCAGACGGGTCTTGGATGGCATAGACCGGGGGGAGTTCCACAAATACGGCAGGCTCGATTACGGGCGGGACGTAGGGGGTTGGGATGGGGCTGGTGATTTCGCCGGGGATCATTCCCCGCGCTTCGCCCTCAGCCCACATCCTACGCACAGCGAGAATCCCCCTTTGGCAATAATGCCTGCCGTCATCCCATCGCCGGTCATTCAGGGAATACCCCTTGGCCGCTGAGGACATTGAACCGATAGGCTTCCCATCTCCGTCCAGATAAGTGATGCGGGAAAACGGCTGGCAGGTAGGAACAAAATCCAGAATATCCTCCATCTGTTCGATGGTCGCGGGGCTTGGCACGGCGACTCCAAAATCAACCAGAATGAACTTGGTGATTTCTGACGGATGTTCACTCATTGCCTGAAATGGAAATTCAGGCGGGCAAGCATCCGGCAGTTGAATAATCGCCGTGGTGACTGGTTTTGTTTTAGCTGCCATATCCAAGAGCGGTTGCGGTTGAGTGACCAAACAGGCAGAACGCAACCTTGCAGTTCGCCAGCGTGCCGACTTCAGCCAGTTCTATTTGAGCGGTGGCGAGCGGTGGCCACCCTTTATCAGTCATGACAACCAATGAGTCCCCTGCAATCAGTCGGTGCTCTGCGCCGGTAACTCCAGTAATGCTGCCGATGTCCAGAATCGACACGTTCACGGCCCCGGTTGGCGTCAGGCCAGCGTCAGCAATGACCTTGATTGCGTAGCCGTGGATTGAGTTGATTAGAAGCGGTTGCTTGTCGTCCCCATCCAAGGCGACCGCATTCAATTCCACGGAAGGAAAGGAATCAAACATCATCGTGGCGAGGTTCTCCCCGTCGATGCAGAACGAGTAGAACGAATCCAATCCGAGATAGGTCAGATCCTGCCCGATGAGGGTATTGACGGAACCTTGAACGCCGGAGTCCTCACTATTCAGGGCAGACTCGACGGAAAAGGATGCTTTGATTTTGTCGATATACATAATCAGGAAACGGCAAGGATTAAGTCGCAGTAGAAATTCCCGGAACCGACGGCGGTAATCCCGGTAGCCAGCCAGCGAATCTCCAGGATCGGGTCGCCGTCTGGCGGGTTTGTAATATCAAAAGCGGAGTCCAGTAGGAATGCCCCGTTTGCGCTGATGTATGACGGGAGCGGGACGGAAGCCGTGACGTTGTAGGTGTGGACGTTGGATTTGACGTAGAGAAGCCGCCCTGTATCGGAATAGGTGATTTCCTCCCCGGCTGGATTGGTCAGCGCAACGTCAGCATGGTTCGTAAGCACGTTCCCGGTATTCCAAACCATTTTGAATGTCTTGTATGAGCCATCCGTAAGAAGGTCAGTGAACAGGATGCGCCGGACAAAGGTGCTGTCATTCGTTGGCGCAATCCGGCTAAGGTGGTTCGGGGAAAAGCTCATCCGCCCGCCCCCGATGGGAGTTACCCCGCCGTAATTCACGGAAAGTTTCAGGTCTGTTTCAATCGTGGTTTCTGTGTCCATGGGGAAATTAAGTGGAGCTGCCAATAATGGCGACTGTGACAACTGCGTTTACGTCCTTGTCGGTCAGTGGGTAAGGTCCATCGGAAGTGAACGAGACTAGGATTGATCCAGAACCGCCAGGGGTCCACCCTTCCGGAATGGCCAGTGTAAGGAGTGACGGGCTTGTTACTTCATAGATCAGGCTTGCGCTGGTTCCGGGGAGGAATCCGTTGCCAAGTTCAATCCTGACTGTGCCCTCAAGGGTCCGCGCAACGGCGGGTTGCGTTACGTCCTCCCCGCCCGTGAGCGTAGCAGCCCCCCAGCTTAGGTGCGTGCTGGCTTCCGTGGTGGCGATCAGGTTTCCCGCGTCTCCCGTCCTGGCGTAGATGAAGGAAATGGTTGTGGCCGTTGTCCCTGTAGCCAAAACGGAAGGATGAGCGAGGGTTCCGGTGTAGTATTCAGTTCCGGGAGTCCCGCTGGCATCAATCGCGGCGTCCAGATTCAGGATGGTAAGCGCGGCGGTTGCGGCAATCTTGATATCGTAGGCTGCGGCCATCGTGTTTTTGAACCGATAAACTATGCTTTCGATGGTCACAGTGTCCCCGTCCGTGACGTTGGTTCCGTCACTGGTCAGCACGCCAGTCGCGGCCGTTCCGAGGTAGGCTTGAATCGGCTTAATCTCAATCACTAGAGCCTTTGCTGTGACGATGGAAAGCGCCTGCCCGTTCCAGTCCTTTTCAGCGGTTCCGCCCGTGCCGTTGTCCTCGAATCCGGGGAAGGTTCCGAATGTGAATGAATCATCCACGGCGGAACCTCCTGAATCGAAGTTAGTATAGGCTGGGTAGAAAGCGCGGATGAAAAAGGATTCATCGCCTTCCGCGCTACTTTCCGCAGACATTCCCCCGGACAGGCCAAAAGGAACACTACTGGAAACGTCAGTTGTTGGCGTGATGGCGATCTTCGCGCTGCTGGAAAAGGTTGTGATCATGATTAGCCGGAGGTTGAAGCCTGTTCAAATTTGTATTCTGCCGTGACAAACCAGATTCCGGGAAGCGGCTGCTCCGACTGCCATGAATAGCAAATCCAGCCGTCCGGGTAGCAATATGTCTTGGCGGAGGTGATTACTTGGTATCCCCTTCCAGGGTTTGCCGGAAGTCCCCCAGGAGCCTGATTTGCGGCAGCGAGGGCGGGGGGCTGCGGCTTGGTTGTGTGAATGGACCGGATGGAAGCGCCAGCCTGTAGCTCTAAGAGCCGCGCATTAACTGTTCCGGCCACACCGGGAATGCCGGAAATCCCATCCGGGTAAAGACGTTCTCTTACGCTGCGGGTTTCCGTGACTTGTTCATTCCTTCCTGGAAGGACATTCAGAAGCCCCCGCCAAGTCATCGTATATTCACAGCACCCGCCCGGAAGGTCTGCCGTGTCTGAAACACCCATGAAGATCATTGTTCCGCCCTGCACCGGGCATTGAGCGGACGTTGAACCGGGAAGGTTGGCGCGGGATACTGCGTCAGCGGTAGTCTGCGAGATATAACGCGCCGTGACGGTATCGAAGCCGGACGCGTCCGAGATCGTGACGATTCCGGGCGACATCAGGGTTGCCTGCGCCGGTTTCTTGAGAATGATAACGTGAGCGCCCATTAGTTGCTGCTGCTTGGTTTTGCCCGGTCTGTCGCATTAGGTCCGGTGTCACGGACGGCTTTAACCACTTCCGCGAATCCCTTCACCATGACTTGATAAAGGTTGTCCGGGTTGTCGTTGCTGCCGGATTTCTTTTCCTTAGCCCCGGCTCCCTTGATGGTTTTCCGCTCCCGGCTTGCGGCGGGTTGCATGGCGGCGAGGTCGTCTAATCCTCCGTAGGTTGCGCTTCCGAGTCCGCCGAAGTCACTTCCGCCCCCGCCTCCGTATCCTGCCCCGCGAATCCGCTTTTTCTTGGATGGGTCAGCGTCATTGGATAGCTTCATCCTGCGCCCTGCCATGTCCTCCGCTTCCTTCCCGTGGATGCCTTGCGCGTTAAGCTCTTTGATGTTTGCCGCGAGTCGTTGCGCTTCTTCTGCCTTGGCCCGTTTCCGTGGCGACATATTGGCGAGCGCTTCATCGTTCGATAGTTCATCGCGGATTGTCTGCCTCTCCTTTTCCTGCTCCTTGAGATTCAATCGCGCCTGAGCCGCCATCCGCTTAAAGTCCACCTGCTCGTTATGCTGATTCATGCGGCCCTCCGCCTCGATTAGTTCCCGCTGCTTGTTGATGACTTCCAGTTGAGCCTTTAGACCGGCTTGGATGTTCTCCTTTTGTGCCGCGATTGCCCCGCCCGCCCCTGTGGCATTACCCATGTTGGCGATGGCGGTTTCAGACCTGCCCCTTGCCGCATTAAGGCTTTCTGATGCTGCGGGTAGTTGACCCTCAAGGAAGGCGCGGCGGTCGAAGTCGGCCTGCTTGAATGTTGTGGCTTTCTCGTTGATTAGTTTAATCTCATCAACCAGAGCATTTTTCCTCTCCTCTGCTGCCGCCTGTTCTGCTGCCGCAAGATTCCATTCATCCTTGGTCCGCTGAAGATTGCGCTGATGGGCTTCCTCTACTATGCGGGCTTCCTCTTCCGCTGCTTTTTTGGCGCGTTCAGCCGGGTCTTCAATGGCTTCAATTCTTGCCAACTTGCCTTGGTTTACCAGTTCAATTTCCCTCTCCTTGCTTGTTAAACGCCTGGATTCAGCGCCCCCGCTTAGGCCGGAAACCCGTAGATTTTCATTATCCCGCGCCCCGACCGCTTCCCCGGAAGCGCGATATGGAGCCGCGTTCATATCCATCGCCTTTCGGTTTTGGATGTTCCGCTTGGCGATAGACTCATCAAAACCGAAAGTATTATCCCAGCCAGACTGGAATAACTTGTTGGCGGCATATCCAGCCAGAGCGATTGCCCCCAACTTGGCTGCGGCCATTAACTTTGGCGACTCCCCGAGTAGTTCCAGAATCTGCGGGACGTTGTTGGCTACGGCGGCTGGCCCTCCCTGGACTGCATCTTGAATAGCATTGTATCCAACACCCAGCCCATAAGCCCTGCTTCTGCCTGATTTTCCAACCTGGCTTACATCCATCTTCCCGCCTTGATACATCGTCCCTGAAAGATGCCCGTAGCCCGAGCGTCCGCCGCTCATCTGAATCCTGCGTGATTCCAAGGCGATCCTGTTTTGCTCCTTGATGGCAATATCAGCCCGTTTCTTTTCCTGCTCACCTAGATACCTGGTCAGGTTCGCTGCGTTCTGCTTCCGGTATTCATTATCCCGGTAAACCTGCGTCTTTGTGATGTCGGGGGCGGGAATGGCAGAGCGCATAGCCTCCCCTACTTTCCGCGCATCTGTCCCTATCTGCCCAAGCCCTGACCGGAAGGCGGCAAGCCCCGATAATTTGAGTTGGGCCTCGATAGAAGACTTCTTATTGGACATCGGTTTTAAAGAGGGTCAGTCAAGGCGGCAGACGCCGGTAATTGGTGAGCTGGTGGCGGTTTTGATCATGTCCTGCATCCATGTAGCGGACAGGGTGCGACGGGCGGCTATCACGGCAGGCCATTGGACATCATGCCCAAGCTGGATTAGCGCGATATGATAATTCGCATAGGCACGGGCAAGGGGCATCTCTTCCCGGATTTCCTGAGACGTTCCGCCGCTGATTGGACGGATTGCGGCAACCATTCTTAGTTCCCAGGCGGGATCGGCATTTCGTTTCCCAATGCGGTTTCTGATTCGGGACTATCTACAGCGGGGCGGGTGGCGTGGTGCAAGTCCCAAAGCGCGTCCGTGATTCGGACCGCATCCATGGAATCCGAGCAATCCAGCGTCTTATCCGCCCATTCGTCGATTGCAGCCAACCATTCGGACGGACGGGAGCGGAGCGGCTGGAATAGTTGATTCCCGGCCTTTTGCGGTCCTGACCATGTAGAAGCGGGCTGGCTGGCGAGATAAAGCAGAATCAGCGCGTCCCGTTCGTGCCGGTCGCCTGCGGTCTCGATAGCCCCATCCAGCCGTTGCAGCATGAAGAATAGGCTCTTGATGCTGATCGTCAGCTTGAGCGGCAAGCCCTTGAAATACATCGGGCTATCAGCGGCATGGAGCGCGACGGATGCGCGGGTATCGGCGGAGGTTTGCAGCGATTCCTCTGTGCTGAAATCAAGCGATGGGAGTGCGGTTGGTTCGGTCATGTGGATAGAGTTCTGAATAAAGTTGGCGGAAGTAGGCGGCACAGTTTGCGCCGTAGTCATTAAATGGTTTCCCGTCAGGGTCCAAGAGGGCTGTAAACTCTTTTGGATTGGTGGCGAATCTCTTCACCCATTCGTTGAAAACGGCGGCGTGCTCGATGGCGATTCGTTCTTGGTGGGCTTCAATAGTCATTGGCGTAGGTGTTTATGAACGTGTTCTTTGAAGGAGTTCGGCCCTTCCATGATGGACTGCGAGACAAGCGCGACCTTCCCGCCTGACCGGCTATTCAGGTGCATTGTCGGATCTTTCTTTTCCGCCACGATTCCAAGCGCCCTTGCCTGCTGGATGGCGGCGAGAGCGTAGAGGAATGGGTGCTCCCCGGCAGCGTAACCGGTGATAATGGTTGTAGCGGATGCGGACGGATTGCGTTCTACGGCGGCGGCTGCGGCGGCGAGGGTTGCGGCGGGGACGACTTGGCTAAAGGCGCTGCGAGAGGTGACAGAACACCCGTGGCAGGGAATGGCTGTAATCCCGTGTCCGCAGGTAATGGCGGCGGCGGCATGGTCCAGCGTGAAGGCTTCCGCTAATCCGTTCAGGTGGTGGGAAATATCGGCATTCTGCGACCGCATAGAAGGAGCCATGGCGCGGGCGAATTTGGTTCCGGTCACAATGACGATATGCGGCATCCCGTGAATTCCCTTTTTCCAGTCGGATAAGACTTGCCGGGTTTTCAGTGCCAGCATTGCGGCAATCAGGGGATGCGCTGGAGCGGCTTTGATTAGCTGCCCATCCCTCCATGCCGGAACAAGCTGCTTGCCGTCGTGTGTGTTGTCCTGTGAAGCCGGAGCCACCATCCACGTTACAACCTTATGCGCAGCCATGGTTGGCGCGTCCGGGTGCAGGTGGACGTTTGCTTTTACGTAGAATCCGAGCGCGGCAAGTGCGGCGGGAAGCAAGGGGTCGTTATCAATCGGAATCCATGTCTCGGCGAGCATCCAAAGGCGGATGCGTCAAGAAACGAAAACGGGCGGCCCACGTATGAGCCGCCCGCACTATGAACACCAACACCAATGAAACAAATTAAGGACTGGCGGCAACCAGTGTCCCGGTGGAACTGGTGGCGAATCCAATCATGCGAACAGGGAAGTTAATTTCGTCCAGGTCGCCACGTGGCTGGCTGTGGGTGACGTTTCCGAGCATCCACCAACCTTCCGTAGTATCAAAGCCGTGATTGGTGCCGGAACGGAATTGAACGATGGTGGCGAGTGAAATAGCGGTGCCGGGGTGGGCGTTGCTGATTCCGCTGGAACGAGCCATGACCTTTGCGCCAAACGTCAGGGTGTATTTTGGAGTCCGCGCAATATGAACCTTTGGAACCCCGGCAAAGTTCTGGTGTTCGACTTCATCCCGGTCGGCAGAGGCGGAACAGGAATCAATCAGCATCCCGGTAAGGTCAGCGGATAGCCCGATTTGAGCATCAACCGTGTTGACCGATTGGACGTAGTATGGAGAGATAGCGGCCATGTTCCCATGCCGCATCTGTCAAGGGAACGCGGTCATGGATTTCTTCATGTCGTAGAGTCCCGCCAGCGTCAGGAATGCGTCGTCTGGATGCGCGACTTGGAACGCAGCGAGATTGGCCTCTGAGCCAAAGTAATCGCCCGCAACGTGCTCCGTTCCGCTCGTATCCCGCCATACGGCAGCCCATCGGCAGGCGGTATTCGGGAAGACTTGCGCGTCGATTGGATTAGTTCCGTTGGCGAGTAGCGTAGGGAGTTGATTGCCCTGGGAATCCTCAAGGAAGTGCTGCCCGGTCGTTACGTCGAAAATCTCAACGATGGAGCTTCCGGTCTCGTCGCCCTGTGAATCAACGCTTACCAGGAATGCCGCAAGGTCGGCGGGCTTAGTGGACGCAACCGGCCACGATTGGCAGTATTCCCGAATATCCAAGCCAAGGAGGTTGGACGGGTCGAAGAATGCGGTTCGGTCGATGGTTCCGCGTCTGCGCCAGAAGATCGTTGCGCCAAAGTAGCTAACGGCGGGGACGAAGGCGTTTGGCGAGGAAATCAGGACGGTTGATGGATCGGTCCAAGTGAGAGGGCTTAGTCCGTTGTCGTATTGAGCCGTAAAGGATGAATTATGAACCTCAATCTCGAAATTGATACTGGCCAGTTGCGCCCCTGACCGGCGACGACGCGGACGGCGGTAAACGTAGATGCGGTTCGCTCCATCCCATCCAAACGCGCCTGGAATGATATTGTTGATACTCGCGGCGGTGACGGTTCGGCCTGGATGGCAGTTTGCCAACCCTTCAAACGCGAGGCAATCCGCATCGAAGCTGAACGTCAGGTAAGGGTCTTGGAGTGCGTGGTAAACCTTTTCGCCAGTGATGCCAAACCGTTCAATCTCACCCTTCCAGTCCGCTGCATCCTCGACGCTGTGGACCAGCAGGTAATCCTCATCGCCCCGCAGCCCGACATCAGACATACGAACGCCATCACTGGATGCGTGGACTAGGAATGGAGCGATTGCAGGCATATCAGATTACTTTTCCGGCGTGGCAACAGAAGGCGGTGAATTTAACCTCACAGACGGGGTCGCCTTCCAGTTCGGTATCGGCTTCGATTGATACTTCGGAGATTTCCCAAACGTGGACATCATCGGAGCTAAGGCGTTCTTCAGGGGTAGAGAATCCGGCCGTTTCGTCCGTTTCATCAAGCCGAAGCTTCATGGTCAGAACCGCCTCCAGATCATCGGCATAGCTGCGGATTGATGCGGCGACTTCTGCCGGGGTATCGCCAAGGGTGCCGTTGCGGTCCAGAACAAGGCGGGCCGATACGGGGATTTCCCACATTCCGGCCCCTTGAAGGTGGCGTTCCTTGCAAGCCCCATCCTGGCAGAGCGCCAGAACCGGGAGCGGCATGGTTAAGGGGGCATCCCCGCGATAGACTGGAATATCACCAGAGGTAGGGAATACGGCTGGAATACCGTAATCGACGCTGCCGTTTACAAGCAGTTCCTCCATTTGGGATAGTAGGTAATCGACGGGGGAGGTCATGCTATTTGGCGTTGAGTCCAGCGCGGTTCATCTGTTTTAGAAGGTCTTCAGATAACCATCCGGCAATAGTGGCTTGCGTCCCTTTTGCGCCAAGTTCAAATGCTTGCGGCGAGATTACCGCAATAACCTTGGCAAAGTTCATCACCTCCAGCGTAAGGGATTCCGGCGTGTCGGTCCATCGCGGTTCTGTGCCGGGTTCGTTCTTGTAGCGCGGCGGCCTTTCTCCCGCAGAGCGGCGGAGCTTGCGGAGTGCTGGCATGTAGCCTGCGCGGTGCAGGCCCGCGGCGAACATGCGGCGGGCTACATAGACACGGGCGAGTTTCCGTAGTTCCGCAAAGGATAGCCCTCTGGCTCCCTTGTAGTTGATGTGCCGGATATGAACCAATGCGTTCGTCTCCGCCATTTCATGCGCCAGTTTTGACCGTTTGGCGCGGGTTGTCGGTATGCGCCCGCGATACGGGGCCATTAACTGAGATTTAATATTGGCCCTTTCTGCCCGTTTGGTGATTACGAGGGCCTTAATCACCCAATCACCCATAAGCCGCTCCATCGTCTTCCGCGCATCTTTCCCTTTCCCCATCTCCCGCGAGAGATAGCGGGAAACGGTTTCGGAGAATTTTTCTTCTACGGCCAGAAGGTTTTCCATTTTCTTTTTACGGCGGAAGGTGGGTTTTCGGGTGGGTTTTAAGACCGGCTCCCTTTAATCTCAATCCAGTTGGCGAGGTGACTCATATTCTTTACGGAATCGACTTGGTAGGAAATGGCGCTTCCCCTGGTTGCGGTGGTTCCGGCGTAGAACCGGGATGAAATAGCCGGGGCGGTTTCGTTCGGGAGGTCGGACAGCTTAACGTGGATTGTTACTTCCTCTTTGGCCCGGTGCAGCAATCCCCCCATCGGCAACTGTGAATCATCACTGGTTCCAGTGCTCCCCATGCAGCTAATCTCAACCTCAACCGATCCAGACGGAAACCAAGCCGTAAACGTGCTGGCGGCTATCGCCATCGCTCCCGCAAACTGGCTGGCAATCGCTCTTTTTAATAGGTCCATGGAATAAGAAAGCCCCGGCCCGGTAAGTCCGAGCCGGGGCGGCAGTTAGTGCGGGGGAGGGGAGTTACACCCCTTCCAAAAGGTTACTCCCCTCCCGCAGAGGGTTAGCCGAGGAGGTTGACCACGAACTCGGGTTTCCAGACTTTTGCCTGGTAGTAGGTGGTAATATCCAGCATGTTCATGCCGTAGCCTTTATAGATGGCCATTTCAAACACCAGGCCGCTGATTGGATCAGCAAGGGTAGTGCGATCAAGGGCGGCGTCTCCGCTATCAGGCATTGCGGGTGGGCGGATGATAAGCTCCGTGGAGTTCCGGTGAAGAACTACGTTCGGCGTGAATGCTGCCGTGACGGTAATTGCGCGGGTTGCGGCTGATTGGGCCTTGCGCAGACCGGGGTAATTAAGCGTGATACTGTCGCCGCTGGCGGGGTTGGCCCCGGCAAAGCTGACGGAAGCCACTACATAGACGTTGGTATCGTTGGCGAAGGTAACCGAATCACCCGCAGCAACGACCCCGGTTCCGGCAGTAGCCAGCGGAATAACAGTCTGGCCAACCGTGAAAGCTGCGCTCGTGGAAGTGGCAGAAGCCATAGTTCCGGCAGTGACCCCGGTAGTGATACCGGCAGATTCCTTCAACATGATTCCGCTGATATCCAACAGAGTGCCACGGCGGAGAAGGGAATCATTCCCGGACTCATTCACCTTTTGCAGATTGGACAGGTTGCGCAGATTGGTCCCTGCGGTGGTATTCATGATGGCGCTGACGGAGCCTTCAATGTTTCCGCATCCGTTATCCACCAGGATTTGGCGGGCGGCATTAATGATGTTGTAATTGCTGGCGAATGGGGTAGTTCCTGCGGTTCCGGTGGCGCGGGAAGCCCCTTTGTAGGCAACGCCCGCAACGTGGGCCTCAATGGCGTTTCGGATGGTCCTGAATGCCTGGGAAACGACGTTATTTTTAAAGTCGTCATCCGAAGAACAGTTCTGCAACTGCCGCAACTCTTCACCACGAAGAGGAATTTTGACATTGGCAGTCTGACCAACCGCTACGCTGTCGGTGGTGGTGCTGTAATCATCCGCAGCCGGAATGGTCATGGCCGGGGTAAAGCTGGTGTTCAGCGTAGGCTGACCGGTCCGAATAGATTTGACCGTTCCGTTAATAGAAACGCGTTCGCTTCCGTTGGAGTTGATCATAACGGAGTTACAGAACGCGACGGGTTCCGCAGCAACAATGTCGCGGGACTTGTAGAGGATCTCAGTAAGACCCGTAAGGGTGATTGCGTTGGACATAATTTAGGATTGTGAGAGTGTTATTCGGTGACTTTTCCGCCTGAGCGCATGTAGCTATTTCGGTCCTTGAATGTGAGTTTCTCAAATTCCGAAGCGGACATCGTTCTTTCCTCGACAGCAGAGGGGTCCACAGCGGGCGCTTCCTCGGCCTTGAAGCCGGAAGCGGCCACGATTTCGACGGACTGCTTAATTACGGCGGCTTCGATAGCGGCTGCGGGGCCGTCCTTGATATTAGGAACAAGGGCTTCGATGGCGTTCAGGACGCCTTGCGCGGCGTCACGTTCGGCGGTGAGTGCCGTTACTTGCTCACTCAGCGCAACCGCATTAACGGAAGCAGCATCGAATCCAGCTTGAAGGGAATCAAACTTGGATTGCAGATCAGCCAGAGCGGTATCCGCTACCGGAGTTTCAACGGGCGCGGCCTCAACCGGGGCAGTAAGGCCAAGATGGGCAGCAAGACGCGCCACAAGGCCAGCAGAAGGGGCGGGAATAGGGGTTTCAGGGGCGTTTGCCATGCCTGAATGGCCGCTGTCAAGTAGCAATGACGGCCAGAAGATCATCCAAGCTATGAAACAAACTAGCGTCATCCACAAGCCCACGGGGCGATGAACGGGCATCCCACCAAGCCCCGGTGGACGCCTGCTCAAGATTGAGCTTTCTGCGGGAGCCTTTGACTTGCGCCTGAAACATGGAATCAGCCTCATCAACGTGCCGCTGCATTTCATCCATTTGCGCCTGGGTCAGGGTTCCGTCTGCTCCGGCTGCTTTTAGTGGGGCATCACGGGCAACAAATACCTGGAAGGATAGCCCGGACATTTCCGCGCCTTTTGACCAATCCATAAAGACGGAATAGGTTCCGATGCTGCCCACGATGGCGGATGGGGCGGCGAAAATCTCCTGGCAGGCGGTCGCTATATAATAGGCGGCGCTCGCGCACATGATGGATGCGTATGCGGTGGTATGGACGCCTTGGGTTTGGAGCGCCTTGATTCGGGTTGCGGTTTCTTCCAGACCAACCACGGAGCCGCCCGGACTATTGAAATCCAGAATCAGTGCCGTGAATCCACCCTCTGCCACCATATCCAAGGCGGTATCCAGCAGGGTCAGCGAAGTGGCATAGCCGCAAACCCAATACCAAAACGGGCAATCTTTCAGAATCATGCCCCTGACTTGCAGGACGGCGGTATTGTTCCCGACCCGCTGAATCATCAGGCGGGCGGAATTATGCCGGTCAGCAAGGCTCCAGTCCTCCGCCATATCGCATCCATCCTCATCCGCCCGATACATTGGCTTTTTAGGCGGGCGGGCCGCAGCCAGAACCGCGAGCGATTCCGTCAGCCGGTCCGGCAGGATTGCCCATGGGGTCCGTGCGTGAATTGAGGAAAGAATCATATTTTACGGAATGTTTTCAGGCTGAGGGTGGGTTTCAGGGTGGGTTTTTTGATTGGGTTGGAATAGGCGGTGGAATCGTGTCCTCCTTGCCAAAGAATGAACATTCCCTGAGTCCAAATTCCTTTTCTAGCTCCTGACCTTCTTTCAGTTCAATGGCACGCTGGCGGAACTGTTTGCGCCAGTCCCGGCTATCTTCTCCATACCAATCCTCAAAGGTGCCGCCCGCCTCCCGTAGTTCCTTCAATCCAGCGGAGGAATCCCGTCCGGCATCAATCGTCAGCGCACTTGGGGCAATCCAATTACATTTAAACCAATCAGGGTCTTTACAGTAAGGGATGGCCCCGGACTTCTGCGCTAGAGCGATGGCATAAACCCAATAAGGCTGGCAAAACTGCTCAATCAGATTGGACCGCATTTCATTTAGCGTCTTTTCGGCCATCCTCATGATGAACCGGACGGCTGGCCCTGTGATGCCCGAGATGGACCACATAGATTCAACCGGCATGGAAAAACCCGCCGCGCAGTCGTGAACCAACCCCTCCTTGAATAGCATCTGGTTCTGGTGCGGGCGCGTGTCGTTGACCGTCTTTAAATCCTGCCCTTGGTTGAGCGTCAGCATTGAGCCGCCGCCTTCCGTGAGTTGTTCAAACTTGATTGGCTTAGGATCGGCGACCACTCCACGGTTTAACGCCTGGTAATCCGTCTTGGTGCCGTATTTCCCGGCAGCGGGAGCCGCATCAATGTTGTTTAGAATCTGATTCGTGACGTAAAAGCCAACGATGTTCCCGGCTTTGATCCCGCGCTTGGTGTCGTTATCAATCTCCCGAATATCCAGCATGTTATTGATTGCGTGGACGAATGCGCTCAATCCACGAGGGGATTGCGGCGACTCAAACCGGCCACAATGCAGAATCTTAGATGCCGGGATAACCTCCCCTTCCCGATTGTAGTTACCGGGCTTTAGTAGGCAGTAAGCCTTTTTCTTTCCGTAGCGGTCCACTTGGACCCCATCAAACCATCCCTCTTGAGTGGTCTGCTTGTTGCCATTCCCGATTTGCGGGGATTCGTAGAGGATCGTTCTGGCGTTGCCGGTAGTTGTGGTGGTCAGTCCCACGAAAACATCCCCATCAATCCCGCCGAATTCCAGAATGGTCTTTTGCCGGGTGGCGAAGTTCTCCATCCCGGCTTGATCGTGAATCAACCGGCTTCCCTGTGTCCGGTTGAAGAATTCCAGAGCTTGCTTATTCCATTCCAGATCCTTTGTGGCTGGCTGCGGGATGAGTGGCCCCGCCATGCGCGGGAGTGTCTTGGCAAAGTGGCGAGGAAGCCCGACGTTACCAACAAGCCAGCGGGCCTTGCGTGCAATCTCTGTGCGGACGTATGGGGCAAGGTTGGTTTTGCTGTCTAAGTTAGGAAAATAGACATATCCCCGCCCGGTCGATTGGTCCGCAGCCGTGTAGCCAGAGCCGGAACTACCACCCCCGCCGTAACCGTATGCAACGGGTGCCTCGATTCCGCCTGATGCCTGTTTTGGTCGTTTGCGCTTGGACATACGTTATTCGATTTGGCGGGAACTGAAATCAAAGCCGACTCCCAATGGGGATTTGGCATCCAGAGCAATCGCGGCGGTATCCCCGCTGGAATCCTCTTCCTCCAGCTTCATCTGGCGGGCCATTTCCAGCGTTTGAAGGATGGTATCGGCGCGGCTTCCGTCCTGGCCGGTGTTCATGCCGAGAACTGAGATATTGCTGAATTGGGAGGTCAGGAAAGCCTCAGATAGCTGCCCGATGGCGGTATCTAAGTCCTCAATGGTGTAGCGGCGGCAAAACGATGCCACAATTGCCGGATTTGGGCTTTCCCTCATCCGCTATGGGGTGAGTCAACCCTTTACTTCCACCAGTCTCCAGGGTCGTCTCGGTCGATGCCGAAAGGGGTTTTGGGGCCTTTGTCCTGCGGATTATCGCCCTCGCCATCGTCGGGTTCGTCGTCATCCTCTCCATTCATCATTTCCCGCATCTCATCCCTCATCTTCCGGGTTGATTCCCACATGTAAACCACAGCTAAAAGCGTGACGGCATCAACAATTGCACTCAGGATGTCTTTCATGGTAAGATTGCGGGCGGGTCAACTCTCTTCCGGGGCTTCCTCTGGCGTATCATCCGGGGCATGGAGCACCCATAGCAGGAGAAGCATTTTCGTAGTATCCCCGTAGTCGTTTGGCTCGTGGTCTTTGGCTTTCGTCCAGATCCAAACGCCTGTATTTCGCCCCTTTACCACTTCCTCCACCTGATGCGCGTTGGAAAGCTCCTCCTTGAAGTCCTCCCCAACATCAGACGGCAGGTGAATCCGTGGATAGCGTTTCTTGGGCTTCTTGGGGTCGAATTCGATGATTCGGCGGCGGTAAAGGTCGTCTTCCCACGCCTGACTGTCGAAGTTCACGATTGAGATTGCCGCGTTTGGCAGGCTCTTGTCCTCCGTGACCCAAATAGACGCCCTGGACTGCACCCGTTGCACCCCACGGGCGGGCGCGAAGTAGGGAATCAGTCCGCGAATCTCGAAACAGTATTCAATCACCTTTGAGCGGCGAAACCCGCAGTCGAAAAGGCCGCAGAAGATGCGGAATTCCCTGCCCGACTCCGAGGTAACGGAGAAATTCTGCAACAAAAATGTTATATCGTCCTCATTCGCCAAGACCCCGTAATCAATTACCCTCACCTCCCCGTTTTCCATGAAGGCCCCGATGGCATATTTCAGGTATCCGTCTTGCTTATCCACCGTTACCCCGATGAATAGCGGTTCAAACGTAAGCGGGGCTTGTGCGCCCTGCCAGCGTCGCCCGGAATCGTAGCATTGCAGCCGGGGGTAATCGGAAATCAGGCGCTCTACTGCGTGCATTTCGACTTTGCCTGCCGATTTGCGTTCAGGGCGGGGGAGTCCTAGATGGTCATTGTAGAACGCATCCCGCTTGTCGTCGTCCCCCTCGGACTCCAGCCATTTCAGCATTAGATTCCCCCACGAAACAGAGGAGAAAAGGAATACGTAAAGGTCGCTGATGTGGATGGACTGGCGATAAGGAAACGGCACCGGGTATGGTCCTTGCCGTTGCGCTGTCGGTGTTGGAATCCACTTCCCAACCGGGACGATTTTTCTCTTATCCCTGTCGGTGATCTTGCCTTTGCAGGAAATACACTCGTAATAAGTGCCCGCCATTACCTTCCCGTAGTCGTAAGTGACCGGGAGTGCCCCTTGCTCTGATGTGATGGCCTCTGCCTCCAGCTTCATTTGCGACCAGACTAATTCCTGGTGGTGCTGGCAATGAGGGCATGGAACGTGCAGTTTCTCTTGAGTGCCGCTATAGTATTCATCAGCGCATCGCGTTCCTTGGCCGCTGGTAATCTTCTGCCTCTTGGTGGTCTTGTCGGTTTCGTAGATTGGGAAATCCTGCGCTTTACTGAAAACAACGAGTTTACTGTCGGGGTCAGCCTTGAAGCGGGCGCGAGTTAAATCAATAGTAGTCCCCTCATTTAGTAGAGGGTGGCATTCCGCCTCGTCTACGAATCCGTAAGACGCAGGCCACGTAATGAAGCCGGAAGCCGACTGCGCACCAACCAAGCGCAGCGTGGCCCCGTTCACCCGCTTAACCATTACCGTCTGATCCTTTGCGGACAGATCATCCGCAACGTCAGCGCCGATTTGCTTCAAGATTGGGGTAATTCGCTGCTTCCCAAGCTCCCGAACGGTGTTCTCGTCCCTAGCACAATACATCATGTTTCCGGGCGCGTGCTTGGCCAGCCATGCCATACTGATGAAAACCGCATACGTCAGCCCCACCTGACTGGACTTCATTACAATCAGTTCCCGCCAATACTCCGATTGAATGAAATCAAAAACCTTTTCGTTATACGGGGTATTTTTGATTTCAAAAGGCTGACCAGCAAAGGATTTGTTTTCCGCTCCCTCGATCGTGATTGTCTCCCGCGCCCATTCCGCGATGGGGCGGGATTCCCTGGGTTGGTAATGAACGCTTAAGGTTTGAGTGAGAAAGTCTCTTGCAGACATTCCTTGGCGGGTGCGTCAATCCTCGCAAATTCACCGTGGATTATCGGTGTGGGCTCTGATAATGCCCAGCCTGCGGGGAGTTCTGGTAGCTGCGGAATTCCCAGGGCCATCCGCGCCATGATCCCCGTGGATTCGGTCATTCCGGATTGCATTAGCTTACTGAGTAGTAGTTTCGGTTTCGTGTTCATGGCGTTTCAACAGGTGCAGCAAAATCCGATTCCGTCAATTTTACGCAGATTCGATCAACTAATCCATCGGCAAATACATTCCATTTCTCCCGGCTGTCGGTGAGGTCGGCGGCATCAGGGAAGGCGGCGCGGATGCCTTGGCGGAACTGTTTGGCGACGTTGGCGTGGAGTTCAAGCATAGCCGACCGGACTTCTTCCTTAGACAGCGTCTCCCCGGCTTCTGCTTGGATTTTACCCCTATCGCGCATTAAAGCCCGGTGCGAATCAACCGCATCGTTCAGCGTCTTTTGCAGGCCGATTAGAACAGCGCTGTTGTTTTCCAATACCGCCTGATCAAAGAGGGACTGAACCGCGTTTACGTTCCGCTCCGCCAGTTCCAGCGTCTCAGAATATCCTCGCGGCTTGTGCGCTGATTTACTGAAATCTACCGGCCCGGAATCGTTCTCGCGGGGGGTAATTGCCGCAACCCGTGACGCAGCCGCAAGAAGGGAAGTCGGAACGCCTTTCTCGAAATGCCCAAGATCCAGCATCTCCTGATACCAGGCGACCATATGGGACGGGTCGCCATACGGAGGTGGCTGGCCGGACTCTACCCCGACCCGGTTCCATCGGCTGATGGTTGGGACGCTGACTCCGTAGATTTGGGCGGTTTTGGCGTTGTTCATGGGGTTAATAATTGCGCGGCTTTCTTCTCGGCCTGCTTTT